TATATATATATATATATCTAATTATTATTTATAATAATATTTATCTTCTAAATATTTAAATCATATATTTAGGAAATTTATTATCAAAATTAAAATTTTAGATAAAAAAAAAATATAAACTTTAAATATAATGAATAGAACATTAAAGTCAAAAAAAAAAGTATCATCGCAAGAGTTAAAAAGGGACCATCCCAGTCTTCTTATTAATTTTACAGGAAAAGAATGTTTAGTACAGGTTACTAGTGATAATTCTGCGGGAGCAGGTCATGAGAAACTAGTAATTCAAGACGCTAACAATGTAACTTTAATGAGTATAAACTCTTTAATTAATGATGTAAAAAATCAATCTTTTACTGGATTTCAAATATTATTTGAAAAAGGAATTAAACGATTTGATATAAATGACCCTCGATTTCAAGAATCGACTGAAGTTTCAGTATTTAAAATCCAAGGATTAGGAAGTAATGATTCTACACCTCTTGCGATAAATCCAACATTTCCATTACATTGTACTGTTATTGGAGGCTCGGGTGATTGTGATTTAGTTATTATAGACACTAATTTAAGAGAGACTGTTGTTAAACAAACTATTGATGCAGCAAATGAAGGATTTGATTTAGGGATGTCTGGTAAATTACTTGGTAATGTTTCAAATATAGGAAGCACAACAGGTGAAATAAATAAGCATGATGTAGAATATATAGATAAGCATTTTGGAGAACATTTAGGAGATGTAGATGAATAAGATTGTGACAATGATAAAATAATATGTTATAATATATTATTTTATATGATTATAAATTAATATACGATTAATTTATAATTAATGCGTGGTGATATAAATGGAGATGGAAATATAGATATACGAGATTTAATATTACTTATAAATCATTTAATTAATCTACAGAAAATTACAAATACAGATAAATTTTATAGAGGAGATATAAACGGAGATGGAATAATAGATATAAAAGATTTAATATTACTTATAAATCACTTAACTGGTTTACAAATTATAGACTCTGCTGAACCAGAGCCTGAACCAGAGCCTGAACCAGAGCCTGAACCAGAGCCTCAGCCAGAACCTCAGCCAGAACCTCAGCCAGAACCTGAACCAGAGCCTCAGCCAGAGCCTCAGCCAGAACCTGAAAATAAAACAATATCCGCTTTAAAAGTAAATTTGTTTTATGAATATGTTCCTACAAATCATATACCATACGTTCACTTAGATTATAATAATATACAATTAAAACCAATAAGACATTGTGTAGTAAAAATTATTGATGCTTCTAATAATATAGTTAAAACTACATCAACCAATAACGAAGGAGTATGCGAAGAAATTTTAAATAATGGTACTTATAAAATTATAGCATATGCTAAAACTACATTAGATTATGCGGAATTTAATGTAAATGATGTACACAACACTGATAACATATATTATATAGAAACAGATTATATAGATCTCGATGATAATTTAAATATTACTAAAATAGCAAAATCTGGATGGAATCAAAACTTAAACATGTATGATTCTGAAAGAGAATCCGCACCATTTTCTATTTTTGATACAGTAACTGAATGTACACTTAGAATATATAATTCTAATAATAATGTTTTATTTGAAAAATTAGATATACATTGGAGTGCTTTCCCAAATAAACAAACAGCCAGTTGTTCATATTATTTAGACTCTGAACATTCTAATTCAAATAACGCAGAAATATACATTTTGGGATATAGTAATGTTGATACTGATGAGTTTGATTATAATATAATTGTTCATGAATGGATTCATTATTTTGAAGATACAATATCAAGAAGTGATTCTATTTTTGGTCCTCATTATCAAGATGATGTTTTAGATTCAAGAAACTCTTTTTGTGAAGGATTGGCTAACGCTATTAGTGGAATAATTGGCAGTAGATATTACAAAGATACAATGGGTGTAAATCAACAAAATGGATTTTATATCGATATGGAAAACGAAATTATTAATAATAATAGTGCATATAATGAATTAACAATTACAAAACTAATTTATGATTTATTTGACGACGGAAATAAAAATATATCACTCAAAAGTGACGATGATAATATTTCTCTCAGTTTAAGTCTACTATATGATGTATTAACTCATCCTGAATATAAAAATTCAGACGCATTTATAAATATTTATTTATTTATAAGTATTTTAAAAAAAATATACACTAACAATGATAATTTAATAGATGATTTATGTTTACAATACAATATAAGAGTAAATGATGAATGGGGAACAGGTGAAATAGGGAATTTATCACCCCTTTATGAATTATTAGATATAAATAATGATATAACTATTCAATTAACAGGTGATATAGAGAGAAATAATTTACAAAAAGGAATAAAATATATTAAAATAGTTGGTAACGGTAATGCAAATGGTCATAAAATATGTTTGGACAACCCACACACAAATATGATATTATATTTAAAAGGTCAAGAATTAATATCAGGAAAAGGTGAAATAAAATATAAATTAGAAAATAATAAAACATATATTATTGTTTTAAAATCTCATAGTTTATACAATGAAATATATAATGTTAATTTAGAAGTTGAAGATATTATCATGTCTTCAAATGAAGAAAATATTGATTTAAATTTATGTTATAGATTTATTATGGAAGATAGTTATGGTGATGGATGGAATAATAATACAAGTGTTAATATTTTAAAAAATGATATATTATATGAAGAATATTCAAATTTAACAATACAAGATGGATTTTATAAGTACATATATATTTCTATTGACAATGGTGATAGTCTTAGATTGGAATGGAATAATGTAGGTACATATTTAAATGAAATTAGTTGGAAATTACAAGATAATAATTTAAACACAATTGAATTTGGAAATTATAATGATATATTTAATTTAAATAATATAAAAATCCAACCCAAATATTATTTATATGGAGCCAATCCATCAATAATACATAAGAATAAAGATTGGAATGATCCAGGAATATATTTAAATATTGATAAAGAAGTTAATATAAACAGTAATGTAGATACAAGTACTATTGGCGAATATTTAGTTACATATAGTTTTATTAATAATAATATTGAAAATAAAATAGAAAGAAATGTACACGTTATTGAAAACCAAGATAATTATATAGATATCTATGTTGGCGAAGGTAAATCAACATTTCCGTATTTTGATTTTTATTATACATCTGAAGAAAATGAAATAAATAAAATTAATAATTTATATTTAGATAGTACAAAAAGGTACAGATTTTATAGAACAAAAAAATCTTATACAGACATTAATAACCCTTTTTATATAAGTAATGTTGGATATAAACAACCATCAAATAATAATGTTATAATATTCTCGAATGATACAGACTATAACACGGGAATTATAGGAAGTCAATATATTACATTAGAATTTAAAAATAACGTTAATACAATAAAATATTATAATGTTAAACATTCATTTATGAATGGAAATTTAAATGTATGTAATAATAAAAAAAGAGTTTTATATCTTTATAATAAAAAATATAGAGATTCTGTTAATAAATTAAAAAAATACAGAGAACAAGAATATGAAATATTTAAATTAGAAGTAAATAATAACCCGATTAATAATTCACAAGTTATAAATTCAGTTGAAGAAATAAAAAATAAAATAGATTATTTTTATGAAAATTATGATATTAAATATGTTGTATTATTTGGGGATTATGAAGAAATTACAAGCCATAATTTAATACCTACTTTTGCATATGAAGACGGTATATTAGTAGGTGAAAATACGTCTAGTAAAAATACTAAAAATTTACTAGCAGCATCAGATATATGGTATGGTATATATCCAAAAATAGATGATATAAATAATGTACAAGAAATTTATTTGCATAATAATATAATAATAGGCAGAATATCACCAGGTGATAAATCATATTATATAACTAACGATACGTTTGATGATGAAATTAAAATAATGAACATAAATAATCAAATAGAAAAAATTATTTCATATGAAAATAACATTAATTTGAATATTATAAACAAGACATCCAAATTATGGATGAGAAAAGTAGTTTCATTAGGCTCTGATGAAGGAGGAAGTCCAGAATATTATGGATTAGACAATATGTCCGATGGTGAATATTTGAGATATGAAGTGGAAAGATATAGACAAAATGATTACGTTTATAGCGAGTTTTATGATAATTTTGTTCCATTAAGTATAGGAAATGTAAAAAATGGACCATTCATAGAAAATGATAAAGTGGGGGATCCCTTAAGGCAAGATATAATTAACGAGTTAAATGAAGGATGTAGTATTGTATTATATACAGGACATGCAGATGAAACATCGTTAAGTACATCATATATAAATACGAATCATATTTCAACTCTTGAAAAAAAAATGGAAAATGAGTTATTTTTAATGAGTTTAGTCGGATGTTCATCTGGTTCTTATGATGAACCATTTATGGCTTTTGCTGAAAAATTATTATCTCTTGAAAAAAAAGGGGCTATTGCTGTTTTTTCATCAACCGTATTACAATCATGGAAACCACCAATGTATATTCAACGTGAATTAAATAATATAATTATGAATGCAACAACGCCATACACAATAGGAGAATTATTTAAAAATAGTATATTACATAAAAAATTCATACCAAACAATATTGGCGGGGATGCGAATGATGAAGGTACTATTATTAATGATTTTTGGTTTTATTTAATATTTGGTGACCCATGTACTAGATTAATATGTACCGTACCTGAAATTAAAAATACGTTTAATAATAATTAAAATTGAATATTAATTGTAAATATAAATTAATATTAAATATATCATGGACAGACTTACATGCTTCAGTTATGCATGCAGTTCTGTTTCGCCCGAAACCCAAAAACTTTTGAAATATAGTAATAAAATTCTTCTTCCGCCCAGTATGCTTCATAAAATAAATGAAATGGATAATGTAGAATATCCATTATTTTTCAAGATAGTAAATCCTATTTGTGAATTTGGTAGAGTATGTGCCGTTCACGAATTTACGGCGATAGAAGGATTGGTTAACGTACCTTATTATATAATGGAAGATCTAGGTATTGAAGAAGGCAGTCATGTTTCTATAGAATATATAAACCCCCCACAAGGTAGTTATTTAAAGTTGAAACCCCACGAAACTGCATTTATAAATCTCAGTAATCCAAAAGTAATACTTGAGCAAATTATGAGCAAGGATTATCCAATAGTGTCTAAGGGGGAAACGATTGTAATCAACTATAAAGATATTAATAAAACTTTTCGCATTGATGTTGTAGATTGTCAACCGGCTGAAATAATTAAAATTATTGATACTGATGTAAACTTAGATTTTGATGAACCATACGATTATGTTGAACCGCCTCCTAAGCCACCATCCCCTAAAAATGTAAAAGTAGATAATTATGTTAAACAACAAGATAATTCCAGAACTAAAAATCTTAATGAATTTAAAACCACTAAAGATTTTGTTCCTTTCTCAGGTAAGGGGTATACTCTAGGTTCTAAATAATTTATGAAACCTATTTAGTAAGTGATTGATAAATTTTTTTATATGCAAACAGAAGAAATTTTTTCACAGATAAAAGATAAATTAGAAGGAAAATATTATGATAAAAAAACTTTTCGATTAATAAAAAAAATTTATAAAGAAATAAATGAACCAAAAACAAAAAAATCTACAAAAATTATATTGCCATTTTATGGATACATTTTTCAAAATAAATGTTTTGGTATTAAAAAAAATTATAATTTATATACACAATGCACTAGAACAAAAATAACTAATTGCGATTATTGTAAGATGTGTAATAATCAATCAAAAAAAACAGAAAACAAAAAACCTATTTATGGGGATATACGTGATAGAAAAAAACAGTGGACTGAAGAGTTATTGTGGAAACCAAAAGGACAATCGAGAGAAGTTGCATTTATAGAAGTTGTTGAAAAATTACAGATTGATATTAATAAAGTTAGAAAGGAAATTAAAAAATTAAAGTGGAGAGAAATTCCAGAATGTCATTTAAAAAAAGAAGCAAAAAAAAAGAAAAGACGAAAAAAACAATATCATCTTTGTTCTAGTGATGAAGAATATTAAATTATATTTTGTTAAAATCTAAATTTAAGCCTTTATAGGACGCTGTTCATGAGACATATCCATAAATCTTGTCCCAATTAGTTTTTTACGAGAATAAGTTTTAACAGGACTTGGGTAAATATCTTTACTACGAGTGCAAAACATCCATAAACTTAACATAATAATATTATAATCAATAGTTCCGTTCCACCACACACGCCCTGTTCTTATTTCATAATTATAATAAGTATTGTATAGGTCATAATAATACAATCGAGTGTTGGTTATATCGTGTTGTAATACATTAGGATATACTAGTTCATGGTGTTCAACAATCCAGTTATATTCAGTTTGAACTCCATTTTTATCGAATTCATCAGGATTATGTTTTGGACAAGCATTTCTACGCCTCCATTCCCAATTCCAAAAATCATCAAGTTCACTATAATGCCTATAACGAGTTTTTTTACCCCCATCACAACAACAAGTTGGACAAGCATGTTCAATAAATTTTAAACTGTCATCCATTTTATCTTTATATGTTGAATCATAATCATAAATATGTTGAATAATATCTGCAGGTAATTTATCCCACAGAGACATTTTATATAAATAACTTTATTTATTAAAGATATTTATTCAATTTATTTTATAAAAAATATTTTAATTTATATATTCAGAAATTATATTTTTTCCAACGTAAATATTAATTTTTTCAATTATCATTCAAATAACCAATGTGTTTATATCTGCCTATTGTTTTTTTGGTCATTATATAAGGCTCATTAACACATTTAACAAAATCGTAAAAATATATTTTATCATTTTTCCTTTTTAATTGTTTCCATTTTTTGTAAAAATAAAGTCCGATTATACCTTGGTCATTATTTCTTGAAATAGGGTATTCTTTATTTAATGCAATTAATTCATTCATAGTATTTTTTTTTATAAGATTTGTATTGAATAGTAATAATGTTGTTTGAAATGAAAGTGTATATAAATTATAATTATTTTTAAGTTTAGTAAAAATTTCATTTTGTTCTTTAATTTTATCGTTTTTAAGAAATTGATGAAATAAAGGTAATCCACCATATTTGGTTTCATTATCAACCCCGTCTCTATTAGCAAATAATACCCCCTCTTTTTTTTCATCAAGTATTGGTTGTATATTACTGTAAATATTCATTCCACAATCAATATACAATATGTATTCCCATTTTTTAAAATATTGGTGAAAAAGATAAAATTTATGAAATTGAAATTTTTTTGCCCATACTTTTCTTCTAAATTGATTTTTAATAGTATTATTTATTTTCATCCATTTTTCACCGAAATCTAAGTCAGGAAAATATTTTATTTCTATATTATTATTTTTAAAAATATCTTCATTGAAATTATAATCCTTTAAATCATCTCCAATTATCAGGCAAATATCATCTTTGTATTTACCTATTTCTATAAGTTGTCTACATGATTCTAAAAATTTATCAAAATATAATTATTACAAACAAAAACTACACAAATTTTATCCATAATATATATTATAAATTACGTATATATTATATAATAAATTTACACCCTTGAAACTTTAAAATGATACAAAAATTATCATATAATATTATCTTATATAATTTTAATAGCATTTTAATAGCATTTTAATGTTAAAAAAGGTTTAATAAAATTCAAGTTAAAATAAATTTTCTAAAATTTTCTATTAAAGTATCATAAAGATTTTTAAGATATTTACAGGAACCATTTACCCATAAAGGTTCCTTAGTATATTTATCTTTATTAATTATTACATCATTAATTTTATAAATATTATCTAAATCTACCATAAATAGTCTATTTTTATTAATAATATCAGGTTCAGGATAATTTACAGCCCAATAAATAGGTATTGTGCCAGCTTCAAATGCATTAAAAATTTTTTCAGTAAAATAACCTTCACCTTTTGAATTTTCGGGACATATATTATATATGCTATTAGATATGTAATTTATTTTATCACTCCATCTGTTACCTGTATTTGGTATTTTTTTTGTATTATTTCTAAATTTAGAAGGATACATAATTTTCCCATATTTCCCGACTTCATCGCATATTTTACTTCTAATATTATTACAATCATCATGGGTGCTTACCATAGTTGCAAACATATTTTTCTTTTTTTTTAAATTTTTTATATTATTTTTCTCAATATCTTTTAAAATATTATATTCCTCATTATAATTATAAATTTTTTTATCTCTAGACCAGATATATAACCATAAAGGAAAATTTATTTGTTTTTTAGATAAATCTTGTTTTTTAAAACCAATTATTAAATCAAAAATTTCATATAAGTTTTTATCATTGAATTGTCCGAAATTCCCGCTATCTGTATTTTCTCCAGTATAAAATATTTTATATTTTGCTTTGATATTTTTTACTTTTTTTATCTTCCCATAGACTGATACTATCAAAAAAAATGGATTTTCAGTATATTTTACTTTTTTTATATTTACATTTAAATTATGTTTAATAATTTCATAAAATAAATCTTTTTTTTCATCCCAATAATTAAGATAACCTATTGTGATATTTTTCATTTATAATATTATAATATATAATATTTATATTATTGGAAAGAAGTGATAATTGTCCCATTAGTAAGTTTCAAAATTCAAAACAATTAAATATTTTCTCCCCCAGAAGTACCAAAAAGAGTGTGTTTTAAAGTGATTTGAGATACTTGGAGTCGAATTTGA